GTAGACGAGGATGGAAACCCCACTGGGAATCAGCCGGTACACGATTGGCCCTCTATGGACTAGTTAATTTGACTTACAATGACATTAAACGATCCAAAAACCCCTGTTGATGTGACTGCTATTCTTGTAGCTGGATTTTCTTGGGCGCAAATACTACCAAATTTGGCTGCTTTGTTTTCGATAGTTTGGATGCTTATTCGTATATATGAAACTAAAACATTCCAAAAATGGATAGCAAGGTTGTTTAAAAGAAATGGGTAAAGGGCGAAAAAGTCGTGGATTTTATCCAAGATTACTGGCATCAGATATTATTTTTGGGGATTGTAGTAATTCTTTTTACCCGAATGCGGGCGGAATTGCATGAATTAACCAAAGATGTTGAGGAGATACGAAAAAGGGAGTTATACGCAAAGTTCGTAGAATTACGAGCAGAAACAACTGTGTTAAACAAGCAAGTAACTGGTCTTTGGGATTTCGCTAACACACTTAGAGATCGTATCGGAAACGATAAATAATTATGCAGAAGAAACTAGAAAATGATTCTGTGCATAATAGTTTAGATCTTGATCGTGATGGGGTCATTTCAGACACAGAATTAACTGCTGTCGAAGCGTTACAAAAGCATGAAAGAGCGGATGCACAACGCAAAATGGCTTGGACTGCCATGATTTCCATGCTTGTATTTACTGGATTTCTTTTCCTCCCCATATTTTCTGATAGTAGAATTACAGCACTAGCTGATTTGTTCGGTCTTTTCTATATAGGTCAAGCTGGGGTTGTGGGTGCATATATGGGAATGACTGCATACATGAGTACAAGAAGATGAATAAAATACTTTTTTTCACATCCTTATTTATAGTAGCTGCTTTTGGATTTTCATGCTCTATCCCGTTACCTGTAGCAGCCGCAATCCCCCCAGAAATTGAGGAGCACCGTAATAATGTAGAGAGCCTTCACCCATGCGGGGGAAAAGGTCTTATGCTGGAAGGAATTACTGGGTATTTTCGATACAAATGGTCCGCCCAATATGCAGACTTAGATGCTAAAGCAGTTAAAACATGGGTTGAGTACCATAAGATTCAGGATTTAGAGGTAACTTTAGTTCGTGTGTTCCAATCACCTAGGCAGTCAACTATGGCTATAGTATCTGCTCGTAAGTTTGAAAATTATTTGAATGGGAAGCCATTGGTTCAGATGATGTGTGTAGTTAAAATGAACACGGATGAAGTTACAGATGCTATAGCATTGCAGTATACACCAGATGAATTACAGAAAATATTATCAGGAACAGGCGCAGATATATAATGATTAGTCTTCTTGGTACTTTACTTGGCTTTGGTACATCTATTGTACCGGAAATTCTCGGGTATTTTAAACAGTCTCAGGTAAATAAGCAGGAATTGGCTATGCTTGAGGCTAAAGCCAAATATGCCGAACAATTATCTACATTAAAAGTGCAGGAACTGGATGCTCAAGCTGAAATAGAAGAAACAAGGGGTTTATATGCACATGACAGAAGTATTGATGCTGGAGGGTTTGTCAACGGTCTTCGGGGTTCTGTGCGCCCTGTCCTTACTTATGCCTTCTTTGCCTTATTTGCAACGTGTAAAGGAGTCACATTATATGCAATGGTGAATACACACGGAATGGATCTTTCAGTAGGACTTTTGGAAATCTGGGATGGCGAAACTCAGGCCATATTTTCAGCTATTATAGCTTTTTGGTTTGGTAATCGCGCTATGTCAAAAGCCAGAGCATGGCGAGCAGGTAAATGAGTTATATTTTATCAGAACGCTCTCGTGGGAATTTAATGAGAGTAGACAAAAAACTAATTGATGTAGTTAAAACTGCCATACAGGTAACTACAGTTGATTTTGGTGTTATACAGGGAATACGAACTGTAGAAGAACAAAAGATTCTTGTAGAAAAAGGGGCGTCCAGAACCATGAAATCCAAGCATATTGAAGGGCTTGCAGTAGATCTCATGGCCTATATAAATGGTAGGGGATCTTGGGAACTTAACTTGTACGATAATATTGCTGATGCCATGAAAAAGGCTGCATTGGAGAATGAGGTAGCAATTCGTTGGGGTGCAGCATGGCATATGCCAGATATTCGTAAATGGGGCAGTTCTATGGAAGAGGCTATGAATAGTTATATTGACATACGTCGATCTGAGGGCAAACGTCCCTTTATTGATGCGCCACATTTTGAACTAAGTGGGTAAACATATGAAAAAAAGACATGAGGCAAAAACCATGAATAGTGGTGCTATCGAATCAGCCCATAGCATAGAAATAGTATGCGCCGCTTGTGGATTTGATCTTGATGAAGCTGAATTTGCTGCAGATACATGTTCTGATTGTGGAGCACCCCTTAATTTGAAGAAAAGTGTAACCATAGAAGTAACTTCAGTTCCTGCGCGTGGCGATACATTGGAGTAAATTGCTATGCCTTTGAAAAGATTAGAGTTCAAACCGGGGATAAATCGGGAAAGAACACGATATGCCAACGAGAATGGTTGGTATGAGTGCAATAAAATACGTTTTAGGCAGCTATTACCTGAAAAAATAGGCGGTTGGAGTCGTATATCCGGCAATACATTTCAGGGGATATGCAGGTCTTTGTGGGCTTGGTCAACCTTGGTTGGCAGTAAATTAACTGGTATCGGCACTCATTTAAAATTCTATCTGGAATTGGGTGGGGTATATTATGATATAACACCGATTCGTGCGACTACCACAAATGCAACTACTTTTTCTGCCACAAATGGTTCTGCAACTATAACTGCCACGGATAGTAGCCACGGAGCTTCCGTAGGAGATTTCGTTACTTTTAGTAGTGCGGTATCTTTAGGGGGAACTATAACCGCTACAATCCTCAATGCTGAACATCAGATCGTATCAGTTCCCAGTGCAAATACGTATACGTTTACGGCTTCTATCGCGGCCAATTCTTCTGATTCCGGTAACGGAGGTTCTGCTACTGATGCTGCTTATCAGCTAAGTGTCGGCCCGGAAACTGTAGTACCTTTGACTGGATGGAGTGCCGGTAACTGGGGTGAAAGTACATGGGGTAATGGTGGTACCAGCTCGGTTACTCTTCGTTTATGGAGCCAATCCAATTTTGGAGAAGATCTTGTATTTGGACCCAGAGGAGGTGCTCCGTACTACTGGGATGCTACCAACGGTGTTACAACTCGTGGAGTACTTCTTTCCAGTCTAGGTAGTGCTTCTGATGTTCCCACCAAACAAAATTTTATACTTGTATCTGATATTAATCGGTTTGTGCTTTGTTTTGGAGCAAACATCATAGGAACCAGCACTCAAGATCCTATGTTAATAAGATGGTCTGATCAGGAAAGTGCTGTTGATTGGACTCCTTCGTCCACCAATCAGGCGGGTAGTTTACGGTTATCGAGAGGCTCAGAAATAATAACCGGGAAACAATTCAGGCAGGCAATTACTGTATGGACTGATTCTTCTTTATATAATTTACAATACTTAGGGGGTCAAGCTGTGTGGGGAGCACAACTTGTAGGTGAAAATATTTCCATAGCTTCTCCTAGAGCAGTAACTTATGCAAACGGTGTGTTCTATTGGATGGGTACAGATAAATTTTATATGTATGATGGTAGGACACAGCCCCTTACCTGCGATTTACTCAGGCATGTATTTAACGATTTTAATACTATACAAGCTGGTCAGGTTTTTGCTGGTACCAATGAAGAATACCATGAAATCTGGTGGTTTTATTGTTCTGATGGTTCCACCACCGTAGATAGTTATGTCATATATAATTACCAAGATAAAATATGGTATTATGGAACTCTAGCCAGAACAGCGTGGTTGGATTCCGGTTTACGTAATTTCCCTGTTGCCGCTACGTACACCTATAATCTCGTAAATCACGAAGAAGGTATAGATGATAATGAAACTGCTACTACCGCAGCCATAAATGCGTACATAACTTCTTCTGAATTTGACTTGGATGACGGGCATAAGTTTAATTTTGTATGGCGTGTAATGCCTGATATGACATTTGAAGGTTCTACGGCTGATTCACCAAGTGCTGTTATGACGTTGTACCCACTGCAAAACTCTGGTTCCGGTTATAACGATCCCGATTCGGTAGGTGGTGATAGTTCCGGCACAATAACCAGAAGTGCAACATTACCGGTAGAAGCATACACAGGACAATTAAATACTAGAGTTAGAGGTAGACAATTAGCTGTAAAAATTGAATCCACAGCTTCCGGGGTGCAATGGCAATTAGGTACTCCTCGGATAGATATGCGGCCTGATGGGAGAAGATAATGGCCTATACTCACGATATAAATTTTGTTGCTCCCGCGCTTCCATATTCTCCTCAGTTATACGATCCCACTTATTTTGATAAATTTAATGATATGTTGAGAGTATATTTTAACCAGATTGATGAAGCCTTGAGAGATGGAAATCTCCAAAAAAATTCTGAATCTATGGCGTGGTTTTTGGGTTAATGGCTAATAATTATAAAAATGCAAAAGTAGATTTAACATCCACAGATATAACTGTGTTGTACACGGCACCATCATCTACAACTACTATCGTTAAATCTATTCTAGTATCTGAAGATTCCGGTAATGCGGATACTATAACACTTACCTTAACTGATTCAGCAAGCGCTGTATTCAGCCTATTTAAAGTCAAAGCTGTAAGTGCAAATGCTACCGTAGAATTATTAACTGGCCCTCTTGTAGTAGAAGAATCCGAAATACTTAAAATTACCGCTGCAACTGCAAACCGGCTTCATGTTACAGCAAGTCTATTAGAGATAAGTTAGAACTATGGAACTTGTAGACAGCAGTAAAGAAACACTCAATGAACAGGGTATTATCTTAGGGGCTGTACAGCAACTTCGAGAATATAATGAACATCCTATGGCTACGAGATTAGCTATGGTAGCAGCAGAAGGTACTATGAAGTCTGCTGAAACAAAGCAATTTGGTAACACTATGTTTTTAGCGCATAGAGGTACTGGGGATAATAGTAACAAGATGGCTGGTCATGTATTCAATATGGATGTGGATAATAATTTTGTAAACAATATACGACAGTATATATCGTATTTACAGACTCAAGGTATTACGCATTATACAGCCTTGTTTGAAGAAGAATATTTAACTGCTTTCCAATCTATACAAAATTTGATTAAGAATATTGATACCAAAATGGGTATAGGGCAAGACGAAGACGGTGATTACATGGCTTTCATAAAACCGGGTACGCAACCTTTACCGGAGGGCTTGTAAGTTGGGTTGGGGTTCATTTTTTAGCGCACCTTTTAAGGCTGTCAAGAAAGTTGTTTCATGGGTCGGTGATGCTGTAGCAGATGTAGTTGAATTTGTTGTAGAAGATATACTTGAACCTGTAGTCGAAGTTGTGGGCGGCATTGTACAGGGGATGATAGACGACCCACTTACTACCCTCGCTACTGCTGCCGCACTGGTCGCTGGGCAAGCATGGGCGATTCCTCTTATTCAGGGCGCAAGCACAGCTATACAAGGTGGTAGCATAAAAGATGTTGTTATTGCTATGGGCGCTTCCTATGCGGGCGCAAGGATTGGGGCTGCAGCCGGTAAATATGCGGGTGAGGCATTAGGTGAAGTAGCAGGAGAGGCGGGCGCAAGTATAGCGACCCAGCAAGTAGTAGCAAACATATCACAGCAAGCAGTACAACAGGCTACAGCAGGTGCTATCAGAGCTGTAGCAATGGGCGGCGATTTAGAAGATATAGGAAAAGCCGCTTTTTCAGGCGCATTAATGGGTGGTGTTACTGCTGGTGCATCAGAATTTGGTTCTTATATTGGAGAGAGTGTACTCCCTTCTGATGCTGTTACAGGTGTAGATGCAGAATCAGCTATGGGTTTCAATGTAGACCTAGATACATACAATACGTTTACAGAGACATCCAATGCTATAGGAAGTGAATTAACCGCGTTAGCCAGTGGGTGGGATAAATTACCGGATACAGTACAGGCTGTAATAAAAGACGGTGCTGCCGCTAGCATATCTTCTCTCATACAATATGGTGAAATAGACGAGCAACAAGTAGCTGGTGCTGTAGCTCGTGCAGTTATGACAGCAAACATTACGGCTGAGACACTCGATAAAATTCCGGGTGTAAGTAATGAAGCGGGAGCAGTAATTAGTAAGATTGCGGGAGATGTAGTAGCTTCCGCATATACAGATGCAGATCCGTATACAGTGTATCAAACAAGTCTAGGTGCATATGGATTAGGTGAACTGCATAAAGAAGTAGATAAACTACAATTATATATAAAATTAGACGATCTTACACGAGGGAATATTGGTCGGGCTATAGACGCTATTAGTGGTGCCGGTGCAGTCTTTAATGAGAAACTTGATGCCGTAAATTTGCAAACCAAATTAGCAGAAGACGCCCGTACAGCGTATAACAACAAAGTAGAAGAAGCGAAAGCAGCAATTGCAAAATATAAAAATGATGTAAATCATTATAACGATACTTTGAGGCATGGGGATAAGGGAACAGCGGATAAATTTAAAGCAGATAATATAGATTCTTTCACAACCGAAACATATCCAAAGTTACAAGAAGATATAGCTAATTTAAAAATAGGGTATGAGAGCGCTAACAGCGGAGTACAAACAGCTTCTGACGAATACATAATTGCTAGAGATGATCTTGTTAGCCAGCAGAAGTACCTGGAAAAAGAAGTTGTAGCCCCCGTACAAGAAGAATTTACTAAACAAGTAGTCACGGCTATTAAACCTGACTTCGATCCCGATTTTGTAGAGGTAACGTATCTTGGCCGTCCTTCTGAAAGACCTATGGGTTTTGATGAACGAGATGTTGCAGAAGGAGAGGAAGCGTATAGATACGCAGAGGCTGTTGAAGAAGGGTTTGAAGTCCCTGAAGGGTATGACAGAAACCCATATAATTTCTGGTTGGACACAGGGAGACGATTAGCCACCTCTCAAGAAGAGTATGACAAGAAAGTTGATCAGTTTATTATTCAGTCTACAGCACCAGATTTACTTGAACATATGTCCGATTACACTGGTCAGTACTCTGATCTTAGTGATTATGATGCTTTAAGAGAGCATGTTAAGGAAAAAATAGGTCCAGATCTAGTTAGATTACAAACTGATTGGGATGGTGTAGACGGAGAACAACTTGTAAAGGCGTATGCTCAAGAATGGCTTGATGCTCAAGCTCCTGTCATGTTACCTGCTTTAGACTTATACGATCCTGCTACAAGCATAGAGCCAGCAGAACTACCACCCAGACGTCGTTTGATTCCATTGGGTCCGGGTACGGAGCCTATAGATGTTGTTGACGGTACAGCAAGAATTGGTCTTACTCCTGTAGTTGATAAAGAAACAGGTAAAACAACATTAGTCCCCGGATGGACTACGGAGGGAGAGGAGATATTCTTACCAGCAGTTAACGGCAAAGTAATAGTAGATACAAAAAAACTTAGCGAACCGTATCGAATACAAGAGCTTGCTGAAGATATAAGAGACGCATTTGGTATATCTGAGGCTGCGGCTGCAGATAAACTAGATGA